TGGTCATTCGCGAGCGCGCTTTTCACGCGCTGGCAGGGTTTCGCATGGGGTAGTCAGGTAGTCGAGTAGTCAGGTAGTCGGGCGGTAGTCAATGGCGTTGATGGGGTATCGAGAGTACGCGCGGCACCGTGGCGTCGCCCTGCGCGCGGTCCAGAAAGCGATCGAGGCGCGCCGAATCACGGCGGTCTTTGTCGATGGCAAGACGAAGATTGACAGCGACCAGGCCGACCGCGACTGGACCACCCACACTGACCCCGTCGCCCGGTCGCCGCTGTTCAGCGCTGGCCCGTCGGTGCCGCCTGCCGCCCCGGCTGGCGCCGATGACGATGAGGTGGATGACGGCACGGCCGAATACCGCGAGGTACGCACAGATGCTGCCAAGATCAAGCGCGACCGCGAGCGCCTGGAGCTGCAACGCGATCTGGGTGAAGTGGTCAGCCGCGCCGAAGTGGCCCGGCTGCGCTTCACCGAGTTTCGCGCCCTGCGTGATGCGCTGGGCAACCTCGCACCGCGCCTGGCGCCGCTGGTCGCTGTGGAGTCGGACCCGATCCGCTGCGAGCAGCTCTACCTGGACGCCCTGGCGGATGTGCTGACTACGTTTGCTGACCAGGTGCTCGTGCGCGACGTGCTGCAAGACGTGGACGATGACGACGACGCAGCCGATTGACTCGGTCCGCCGCGCCATCTCCGACGCGCTGCGGCCCGACCCGAAGGTGCTGGTGGATGAGTGGGCTGAAGACAACCGGGTGTTGCCGCCTGACACCCCCGAGCCCGGGCCATACCGCAACGCCCGCACGCCGTACCTGATCGACATCCAGCGCACGATGTCGCCCGGGTCGCCCTGGCGCGAGGGCTGGTGGATGAAGCCCCACCAGGTGGGCGGGTCGGTGTCAGGCGAGAACATGCTCGGCGCTTGGATATGCTCGGCGGCCGGCTCGGCGCTGGTGGTGTTTCCAACGCTCGATGACGCAAAACAGTGGGAGATGACGCGGTTCGAGCAGATGCGCGCCAACACGCGACCGCTGCGGCGCAGGATCAAGCCGAGCGACAAGAAAGGCAGCGATAACACCAAGCTGCGCAAAAAGTATCCCGGTGGGGTGCTGCGGCTGCTGGGCGCAAACAGACCCGTCAAATCCAGCACGATCCGCTACGTGAAATTTGAGGAGCCTGACGACTACCCTGCCAACGTCAAAGGCCAGGGCTCGCTGATCGCTACAACGATCGGCCGGACCAGTAACTTTGGCCGCCGCGCCAAGATCTTCGGCGATGGCACGCCGACGGTCGAGGGGCGTAGCGCCATCGCGGCGCAGGTGGCTCGCGGCGATCAGCGCCGCTGGTACGTGCCGTGCCCATCGTGCGGGCATGCGCAGGTGCTGCAGTGGGAGCGGCTGAACCTCGACACGGCCATGCTGTCGTGCGAGGAGTGCGGCGAGCTGCACGACGAGGCGGCTTGGAAGCGCGAGTCCTACCGTGCCAGGCCGCGCGGGATGACTGAAGAGGAAGCGGCGGCCAGCGGTCGGGCCTTTTGGCGGGCCACGGCGGTCGGAGAGCCTGGTGTGGCGTCGTGGGCCGAGTCCGGCGGGGCGCTGATGGCGCCTCTTGGCTGGCGGCCCTGGGCAGCCCTTGCGGCTGAGTTCCAGGCCGCGCATGAGAAGTTGCGTGAGGGTGACGACGATCCGCTGATCGTGTTCACCAACAACATGCTGGGGCGCACCTGGCGGGTGGCTGCGGTGGCTACGATCGGCGCCGACATCCTCCAGCAGCGCGCCGAGCAGTACGAGCTGATGACCGCGCCGCGCGGCGTGCTGGCGATCACGGCGGGCGTGGACACGCAGGACAACCGCCTGGCGGTCGTCATCCGAGGGTGGGGTCGGGGCGAAGAGTCTTGGGGCATCTGGCACGGCGAGATCTACGGCGACCCGTCGCTGCCGGACGTGTGGAAGAAGCTGCGCGAGCTGCTCGACACGCCGGTGCGACACGAGTCGGGGCAGTCGATGCGCATCGACGCGGTGGCGATCGACAGCGGCGGCCACCACCGCGAGGACGTCTACGCGTTTGCCCGTGACGCGCAGATGCGCGGCAAGCACTGGTTCGCGATCAAGGGCGCATCGAGCTACGACGCACCGAAGCTCGGGCGCCCGAAGACGCAGGAATTCACCTGGCGCGGTCAGGCCGTGCCGGGCGGCGCCGAGCTGCGCCAGATCGGCACGCAGGCGATCAAGACGCTGATCGATGGGCGGCTGAAGCTGCAGCAGCCGGGCGGGGGCTACTACCACTTCCCGCTCGGGTTCGGCGCCGAGTACTACAGGCAGATGCGCTCCGAGCGGCGCATCTGGAAGCGCGACAGCCGGGGCGTGAAGCGGCTGTTGTGGGATGAAACGAGCAAGCGCAACGAAGCCTGGGACTGCGAGGTCTACGCCTACGCGGCGCTGTTGTACGCCATGAGCGGCCGGCATGCCGAGACCGTCTGGGCGGCGCGCGAGCAGGTCTACGGTACGCAGCTGCAGCCTGGGCTGGATTTCTCGGCGGCAGTGGTCCATGCGGTCGCAATGGCTGTGCATGAGGCGCAGCGCGCAGAGATAGAAGTACCCGCTGCCACCAGCGTGGCCGAGCCCGCCCAGGAAGCTACAGACCTGGTGGCAGACGAACCGCCAGCCGATGTACTGGTGCAACAGATCGCGGCACGCCGCGCAACGAAATTGAAGCGCCCTGGAAGGGGCGGATTTGCAACGTATTGGGGATAAGTGATGATCCAAGTCCGCATGCTGGCTAACGTATTTGCTGCAGATCAGGTGCTCATGCCTGTCGGATCAGCGCAGACGCTGGAAGCTGGTTTTGCTAATCATTTGGTGTCCCAGCGGCGTGCAGATTATATGAATCCAGTTCTGCCCCCGGTGTCAAGTGGTGGGAGTGCGCAGACGGCAACGCTGCTGGCTCGGCGGCCGACGTGTTACGCGGGATTCGCCAGCGGGTTGTCCAACGTGGACAATTCCGTAAATCTGGCGACTTACTGCCAGTTGATCATGATCCCGAAAAAGTTTTCTGCGGTGAGATTGGGATGGATTCACCAGGGCGGAAATGGCGCGCTGTCGGGGTTGCGGATGGTCGCTGCATCTACGACAGATATTGGCGACCTGTCCAACACAAATACGACTCTTGGCAAGAGATTTGTGACGCCGTACCGAGACGGCGCGGAACAAAATACCCTGTCATTTGCTGGGTGGAAAGCGGTTACTTGGGGAGGTTCTGCAACTGGATCTGCAACAGACAAGGGCACAGATAATTATGATGTGATCTGGTCTGACCTGATTGCCGTGCAGGCATTGCCGCTGGCGTCCGACCCGACTGGACGTTTTTCCGGATATTATCCGCTACTCGTTCGAGTATTCCCAGGCGCTGGTTTTTACTCGCGCGGGTCTTATGTTGGGTTTTCCGACGCAGCTAAATTTTTGACAGATTGCGGGCCAATGGTCGTACTCGGCGCAAATCGCGGGGGAGGTGACCACGTAGCCAACCTTTCCGGGTGGTCTGCCGCCGGAACTCCGTCGTTTAGTGATTCTTCTGTTATTCCCCTGCTGATCGAGGCGTACGGCCCTTACGATGTTCCATCTGTTTTGTGGGTCGGCGATAGCAGATTCGGATCAGCGCCAAATTCCGAGTCTGCGACGTATGCTTACAGGACAATGTCGCATAGATTTGAGCAGGCCTCAGTTGCAGATGGGAAAGCCGTAAAAACATTACGTGTCGCGCAGGGCGGAAAAACAACGGCAGTATTTTTCCAGCGCGTAAACGAAATGCTGTTGGATGCTGTTATCCAGCCGACAGTTGCAATTGCACTGGGATATTCAATCAATGACGGATTCCCAACGGAGCAATTGCTTGCTGAGGCAAAAGGTCGGGTTGTGCAGTTCGTGGACACCTGCCGCAAAACCAACAAGATCATTCCGATGTTGGTGCCGATGTTTCCTTCGTCAACAGCTGGATACGGGGCAATGTGGAGCCAGGTGCAGGAGTTTGTGAGTTTCTGCGGTGGCCTTGCGCCGATTGTTGACCCGATCGCGTTATACGGTGGGCTGACTGGTGCATGGCAACCAGGATGGGCGGAAGACGATAACCACATGACGCCGGACGGGCAAACCAACCTCGCTGCTAATCTGTACGCGGCGGCGAAGCTGCTGTTCTGATCTTATCCCTTGCCGGTGAGTATTGAAAATGCACAACACACCACATAAATATCAGCCATGATAAAAAATATCATCGCGGGCGATACATTGTCGCTGCTGGTGCCGGGTGGGAATTACCCGGCCTCTGCTGGATGGCAGCTACATTTGCGGTTGACGCCGCGCGGGGCTAGTGGAGTTGTGGTGGTGGTGGACAGCACGGCCGAGGGCGATGATCACCGGCTGAGTGCATCAGCCAGCACGACGGCCACCTGGGCGGCTGACACCTACGCCTGGGCATCGTGGGTCGAGAAGGGCACCGAGTCGTACACCATCGAGACCGGCCAGATCACCATCCTGCCGGACCCGCGCCAGGTGGCACCCGGTCACGACAGCCGCAGCCTGGCACAGAAGGCCCTCGACGATGCGCGCGCCGCGCTGGCGACCTGGTCGCCGACACGGCGGCGCTACCGCATCGGCGGGCGCGAGATGGAATTCCGCGAATGGGCTGACGCATCTGCCTGCGTGAAGTACTGGCAGGGCGAGGTGGCGCGCGAACAGATTGCTGCCGGCGCGCTGAAGGTGCGCCGAATCATTCACACCAGGCTTTGAACATGGCGATGCCTACCCCTTGGTACAACGTCGAGCGCGTCGCGCAGCCCGGCTCGGTGATACTGCGCAACTGGATGGCACAGCGCGAGGCTGCGCGGTCGGTCGTGCAGACGTCTACACGGACGCCTGTGCGCGGCTCGGCAAAGATGCGCCGCAGCTACAGCGGTGCAGCCGTCGATAACCTGACCGCCAGCTTCAGCGGCGACCTGGGCAGCATCAATCGCGATCTGGCGGTGCAGCTACCGCTCCTGGTCGGCCGGTCCCGCCAGCTCGCCAAGAACGACCCCTACGTGCGCAAATTCCTGCGCATGGCGCAGAACCACATCGTCGGCCCGGCCGGGTTCGGGCTGTCGGTGCCGTGCAAGCGCCCCGACGGCAAGATCGACACCTTCGACAAGTGGGTGGTCGAGACCGGGTTCACGCGCTGGTCCAAGCGCGGCGTCTGCGATGTCACCGGGCGCATGTCGTTCCGGCGCCTGTGCCGCCTGCTCGTGCTGTGCTGGGCGCGTGACGGCGAGTTCATCGTGCGCCGCGTGCGTGACAAGAGCCTCAACGCCTTCGGCTACGCGCTGCAGGTCATCGACCCCATCCTGCTCGACTACACCTACCGGGCCGACTTCCCCGACGGCCGCAAGATCCGCCTGGGCGTCGAGCTGAACGTCTGGAATCGGCCGATCGCTTACCACTTCATGACCGACGTCGAGATGGCGCCTTACAGCGGCGGCCGGCGTGTGCGCGTGCCGGCTGAAGAGATCTGGCACGGCTTTCTGCAGGATGAGCCCGCCCAGGTGCGCGGAGTCCCCTGGGTGCATGCCTCAATGCGCCGGCTCAACGACCTGGGCGGCTACATCGAGGCCGCTGTGATCGCGGCGCGCGTCGGCGCCTCGAAGATGGGCTTCTACATCCCACCCGCCACTGAGGTGAAAGGTCAGAGCGCGCTGGAAGAGGGCCTGGTCGAAGATGACGACACCGACGACCTGGTCGCTGAATCGACCCCGGGCACCTACGAAAAGCTTCCGGCCGGCTACGACTTCAAGACCTTCGATCCCGACTACCCGCACCAGAACTTCGACGCCTTCCTGAAAGCGGCGCTGCGCGGCGTGTCGGCGGGCCTGCCGGGCAGCGACTACAACACGCTGGCCAACGACCTGGAAGGCGTCAACTACAGCTCCATGCGCAGCGGCAGCCTGGAAAGCCGCGACGACTGGAAGGGTCTGCAGGGCGAGTTCGTGGACATGTTCCTGGAGCCGCTCAGCCCCGAGTGGCTGTCGATGGGCTTCGTGTCGGGCCAGCTCGACCCGCTGCCCGTCAGCAAGTTCAGCAAGTACGACTGCTTCGCCTGGCAGGGCCGGCGCTGGACTTGGGTCGATCCGAAGAACGACGTCGAGACCCGCGTCATCGAAATCAACCAGGGCCTGAACAGCTACAGCAACACGATCCGCGAGCAGGGCGGTGATCCGGAAGCGATCTGGACAGAGCTGGAACACGACCTCGATCGAATGGCGGTGCTCGCCGAGAAACGGCGAGCACTCAACCCCGTGCAACCCCCCGCAGCGCCCGCCCAACCAGCGGGCGCTGCTGTTTCTGGAGGACAGAAAGCATGACCATGCTGACCCGCAGTGGCGCCGCGACCCTCGATCGCCCTGCTGCCACTGATCAGCCGCTGGTGACCCGGCTCGACCAGTTGCCGTGCGACCGCACCGCGACGCTGACCCGCGAGGCCGTCAACGTCGAAGCCCGCACCGTCGAGCTGGCCTTTGCCAGCGAAGAGCCGTACATGCGCTGGTGGGGCATCGAGACCCTGTCGATGGATCGCTCGGCCGTGCGTCTGGGCCGCCTGAGTGGTGGCCAGCACCCGCTGCTGGTCAATCACTGCCCCGATGACCAGGTCGGTGTGGTCGAGCGCGCCTGGGTCGATGCCGACCGCAAGGCGCGCGCCATCGTGCGCTTCGGTCGTGGCGCACAGGCGCAGGAGATCTTCCAGGACGTGCAAGACGGCATCCGCTCGCTCGTCTCGGTCGGCTACCGCATCCACGACGCCAAGCTGGTGCGCACCAACGATGCCGGCGACGACGAATACCTGGTCACCGACTGGGAGCCCTACGAGGTCTCGATCGTCGCCATTCCTGCAGACCCGACTGTCGGCGTCGGCCGCAGCCTCGACCGCCACGCCGTGCGCGGCCTCATCACCCAGACCACCCCCCAATCCCAACCCCATCGCAAGGAGCGATCCATGGATGAAGACGAAGTCCTGACCGAGAACGGCAAGACGCAGGCGCCGAAGACGCCTGCGCTGCCCGCAGAAGCCAAGCGCGCCCGCGAGGACGGCATGGCGCACGAACGCCAGCGCATCCGCGACATCACCGCCCTCGGCGGCAAGTTCGGCAAGCGCGCCGAGGCCGAGGCCGCGATCGAGGCCGGCACGCCCTACGACACCTTCCGTGAAGCCGTGTTCGGCGGCCTGGAGAAGTCCGGCGCGCTGAAGCTGGCCGAGCCGAGCGAGATCGGCCTGAGCAAGAAGGAAGTGCAGCAGTTCCGCTTCACGAACCTGATCGCCGCCTCGATGTGGCCGGACGATCCGACCGTGCGCAAGATGGCGGCTTTCGAGATGGATGCCGCGCGCGCTGCCGCCGACAAGCGCGACGACGTGCGCAAGGACCGCGACGGCGCCTTCACGATTCCGGTCGATGTCCTGGCCGGTGCGCTCGACATGCGCGGCGCCGATGCCGAACAGGCCACCAAGCTGCTGTTGCAGCGTGCCATGGCTGCCGGCCGCCTGGGCCAGCAGCGTGACCTGGTGGTCGGCACGCCGTCGGCCGGCGGCAACCTGGTCGCCACCGACCTGCTGGCCAGCAGCTTCATCGACATTTTGGTGAACCAGCTGTCGGTGATGCAGATGGGTGCCACGATGCTGACGGGGCTGAGTGGCAACGTCGCCATCCCCCGCGCCACGGGCGGCTCGACCGGCTACTGGGTCGCGGAAAACGGTGCGCCGACGGAAAGCGCCCCGTCCTTCGAACAGGTCGCGCTCACGCCCAAGACCGTCGGCGCATTCGTGGACTACGGCCGCCGCCTGCTGCTGCAGGCGTCGATCGCCGTGGAAGCGTTTGTGCGCATGGACATCGCCCGCACCATCGCGCTGATGATCGACCTCGGCGCGCTCACCGGCACCGGTTCCAGCAACCAGCCGCGCGGCCTGCTCAACACCGCCGGCATTGGCTCGGTGTTGGGGGGTGTGAACGGCGCTGCACCGACCTGGGACAACATCGTCGATCTGGAAAGCGCGGTCGCCAACGCCAATGCACCCACCGGTGCATTGGGCTACCTGACCAACACCAAGGTGCGCGGCAAGCTCAAGAAGACCCAGCAGTTCAGCGGCACCAACGGCCAGGCGATCTGGACCGGTGCCGAGCTGAACGGTGCGCCGGCACGCGTCAGCAACCAGGTGCCCAGCAACTTGACCAAGGGCACCAGCGCAGGTGTGTGCTCGGCCATCACGTACGGCAACTGGAGCGATTTGATCGTCGCGATGTGGGGCGGCCTGGACATCATGCTGGATCCCTACGCTGGCTCCACTGCCGGCACTCGGCGCGTCGTTGCCCTGCAAGACGTGGACTGCAACGTCCGCTACGCCACCAGCTTCGCCGCGATGCTGGACGCACTGACCACCTGATCAAGGACTCACCACCATGGGTATCAAGCTCCTCATCATCGACGCCTGCCTGGTCGCAGGCGAAGAAATCGCTCGGCATGCCGAGGTGTCGGAAGAGGTGGACGTCAGCAAGGACGACGCCGCCGCACTCACCCGCATGGGCCGCGCGCTCTACCTGAGCCGCGACGACGATCCGACCAAAGGCCAGTTCACCGCCACGGCGGACGACAAGTCCCGCGCCAAACGCGCTCTGGCCGCCATCACCGCCGAGCGCAAGGCGCGTGAGCAAGCTGCCCAGGCGCAAAGCCCTGACGGTCTGTCCGCCCTGATTGCCGCTTCGGTGGCCGCTGCCGTGGCGCAGGCGCTGAGCGCCCAAGCCAAGCCTCAAGGAACCCTCTGATCATGAAAACCTACCGCATCCTGGCCGGCAGTTTCAATGTCGGGCCCGGCCCCGCGCTGGTCGCTGGCGACACCATCGACCTGGAAGACGACGTCGCCAGCCGCTGGACACACCTGCTCCAGCCGGTCGAGCCGGCCAATGCCACCCCGCCGGCTGACCAGCCAGACCACCCGGCCCAGGAGTGACCCATGTTCACCGAAGACCTGGTGCCGTTCCTGGCTGATTTCGGCCAGTCGTGCACCGCTGGAGCTGTGCAGTTCATGGGGCTGCTCGACCAGCCCGATGAGCTGATGCAGATGCAGCGCGGCACCACGCTGCGCGCATCGGCCCACAGCAGCGAGTACGAGCTGACGTATGCCACCGCACACGTCACGCTGACTCGTGGCCTGCCGGTCACGGTGGCCGGCGTCGCCTACAGCGTGCGTGAGGCGCCGCGCCAGATTGATGACGGCGTGTTTTCGGTGGTCACCCTGAGCCGTACCTGACCATGCCCAGCATTGCAGAGCAGATCTGCCAGCGCGTCGAGGCCGTGCTGATGGGCGCCACCTCGGCCGGCCTGCACGTCTGGCGTGACCGCAACGACGCACTGACGCGCGAAGAAAGCCCCGCGATCCTGATCGAGGCGCTTGAAGAGTCCATATCGCGCTCCAACATCGGCGGCCGCCTGCCTGGCCTGCGCGTCGAGCAGGCCACCCTGGTGGTGCTGGTGACCATCTGCGTGCGCAGCACCGCATGGCAGGCCGTGACTGATCAGGTGCGCATCGAGGCGCACCGGCTGCTGTCAGCCGATCCAGTGCTCAACGGCTTCGAGATCGCGCGCCAGCGCTGCGAATGGCGGTCTGCTTCGGCCGACCTGCCGTTCGGCTACGCCAGCCAGCAATACAGCTTCACCTACCTGTCCAAGGCCACCGACCTGGCCTGACCGTACTTTCATCCCACCCGTAAAGGAGTTTCCATGTACTCGTTTGGTGCAGGCGTCGCATTTGCGACCCCCAATACCGATGCCTACGGTGCCGTCGTCGCCAACCCGACGCCGCTGATGTTCATGACCACGGAAGACGTGGAAATCGACTTCAAGTTCGACACCAAGGAACTGTTCGGACAGAACCAGTTCTCGGTCGCCATCGGGCGTGCCAAGGGCACCATCTCCGGCAAGGTCAAGTCGGCCAACATCCTCCCAGGCATGCTCGAAACGATCGTGTTCGGCCAGGCCGGCACCGCTGGCCTGATGGCGGTGCGCCAGGACACCGTTGGCACCACCATCGCCGCCACTGTGACGCCCACGATCCCGAACACCGGCACGTTCGCAGCAGATCTGGGCGTGATCTCGGCCACCACCGGCCAGCCGTACACCCGGGTGTCGTCGGCTCCAGTCACAGGCCAGTACAGCATTGCGGCCGGCGTCTACACGTTCGCTGCAGCGGATGTCGGCAAGGTGGTGTACATCAACTTCCGCTACACGGCCGCATCGGTCACTGCGGCGCGCCAGATTGCGCTCAAGTCGCTGCCGATGGGCTACGCGCCGACATTCCGCCTCGACCAATACGCCACTTATCAGGGCGAGTCGCTGCTGTTTTCGTTCAACAACTGCGTGGCTGACGGCATCAAGTTCGACTTCAAGAACGATGACTTCACCATCCCCGATATGGGCTTCAAGATCTGCTCCGACGCGGGCGGCAACATCGGCACCCTTTCGGTTCTGGATCTCTGATCATGAGCAGCACCGATCAATCCACCGCTGTGGACCACGATGGCATGCCGGTCGTCATCTCCGGCAAGACCTACATCCTGCCGGCGATGAGCGCCAAGACGGCACGGCGCCACTGGGAGCGCATCGAAAAGATGCAGCAACCCGCTGGCATGCCGCTGGTCGATCAGCTCGACCTGACCGCCGATCTGGTGCACGAGTGCCTGCTGCGCAACTACCCCGAGCTGGCGCGCGGCGTGGTCGATGACCATCTCGACGTAAGCAACTACGCCGAGCTGAGCGCCATGGTATTCGGCCGGGGCGCCTGGCTGCGCTGGGTCGAGGCGCAGGAGCTGCTCCGGGGAAACTGGCTCGCACCTCAGCTCGGTCCGACGGATGGGACTGGGGTGCTGTCTACGCCGGCATCGCCACCGCTACCGGCTGGCGATACCGCGACATCGACGAGCTGAGCCTCGACCAGATCGCTGAGCTGCTGACGTACTGGACGCGGCATCCGCCCGTCCACATCAGCGCCCAGTCGATCTATTTCCTGCTCGGCGGCGAACCACCCAAGCCGGCGCCGAAAGCGCGCCGCGCATCCGCTGCGCCAGACACTGGCGGCGACGCCGAGCGCGACGCCGAGCTGAGCGGCCTTGTTCAGATGATGGGCGGCCAGCCCCGGCCGTTTGTGATGCCCGTGCGCATGCTCACCCCCGAAAACTGACCGATGGACAAGAACCTACAGTACGTCATCAGCGCTGATGCCAGCGGCTTCGTTGCCGGCTGGCAGCAGATGGCTGCAGCCATGCAGGCCGTGCAGAAGATGTTCGGCGACGTCGAGCGCGGTGCTGAGGGCAACGCCGGCTCGACCGCCGGGCTGGTTCAGCGGGCGCGTGAGTACGAGCAGGCGGTGCACGCGCAGACCGCTGCGCAGCAGCAGTTCCTGCAGTCGCTGCAACAGCGGGTCGAGACCAGCGGCCTGGACCCCGAGCAGATGGTCCGCTACCGCGCGGCGCAGCTTGGCGTGTCCACCCAGGCCGAGGTGCTGGTGCAGCGCCTGCAGGAGGTGCGCGCAGCGTCGGAGGCCAAGGCCGCTGCCGATGCCAAGGCAGTTGCAGACGCCCGCGAAGCCGAGCGTGCGGTCCGGGCGCAGACGGCAGCGCAGCAGCAGTTCCTGCAGTCCATGCGGGAACGTGTTGAAACCGCCGGCCTGAAACCTGAAGAGCTGCTGCGCTACCGCGCCGCGCAGCTAGGTGTGAGTGAGCAGGCTGACCACCTGATCCAGAAGCTGCACGAGCAAGGAAAGGCCGGCCAGATCTCGGCCGGCCAGATGAACGCGGCGATGCGCACGGTGCCGGCGCAGTTCACCGACATCATCACGCAGCTCCAGGGCGGGCAGAACCCCTTCACGATCCTGCTGCAACAGGGTGGCCAGCTGCGTGACAGCTTCGGCGGGTTCGGCAACATGTTTGCCGGGCTGGCCACATTCATCACGCCGGTGGCGGTGGCTGTGGCGGGCTTTGTCGCGGTAGTCGGCTCGGTCGGTTACGCGTTCATGTCTGGGCAAAAAGAAAGCGACGCCTTCGCCCTGGCATTGCGCAACACCGGCAACGCATCGGGCCTCACGGCGACCAAGTACGACGAGCTGGCACGCTCGGCCGCGCAGGCCACCGGCGCCTCGATCGGCTCGGCGCGCGAGGCGGGGGCGGCTGCAGTGGCCAGCGGCGAGTTTGGCGCGGCGGCCATTGGTCCGGCCATCCAGGCCATCACCGCCTATGCCCGGGCCACTGGCGTCACGGCGCAAGAGGCCGCCCAGAACTTCAAGGGCATCGGCAAGGATGCCGCAAAGTGGGCCGAGGAGCAGAACAACTCACTGCACTTCCTGACCATCGAGACCTACACGCACATCCGTTCGCTGCAGGAGCAGGGCCGTGCGCAAGAGGCCGCGGCCGTGGCGATGGAGGCCATGACGCGCCAACTGTCTGAGCAGCCTCAGCACCTGGGCTGGATCGAGCGCGCTGCCCACTCGGCCGGTAACGCCATGAGCGCGTTTTGGGACATGGCCAAAGGGATCGGCAAGGCTGACACGGTCGGCGAGCAGATTGATCAGGTCGCAGAGCGGCTCAAGAAGCTGGAGGCCAGCAAGCCCAACGCTGCAGCCATCGGCGGCTGGGCGGCACAGTCAAGCTGGGAGCGGGAGCGCGCCGCATTGACTGAGCGCCAAGCCATGTTGCAGGAGCAGGCCCGGATCGAACAGAAAGCCGCAGCCATGAAGGCAGAGCAGGCCGAAAAGACCCAGCAGGCCATTGAGGCGACCAAGAAGATCGAGCATCTGCGCGACGAGAACGCATCGCCGGCCGAGAAGCGCGACAAGGAGATCAAGGAATACCGCCGCCACGCTGCAGCGCTGAAAGCCGTTGGACAGGAGATCAGTGCCGAACAGCAAAAGCATGATGAAGCGGCGATCGCTGCCAAGCACAAGGACCAGAAGCCGGCCGAAAAATCGCACATGGGCAAGTTCGAGGAAGAGCTTGCAAACGAGCGCCATGTCGCTGCCGAACGAGACGCACTGCACAGCATGTCGCAGAAAGACGAGCTGGCATTCTGGGAGAACATCGCCCGCACTGAGAAGATGAGCGCGAGCGACCGCATCTCGGTGCAGCGCAAGATCAGCGATCTCAAGACCGCCGTCCTGAAGGACGAGGCGCAGCAGGCCCAGCAGATCGGCCAGATCACGCTGCAGGCCAGCGAGCGTGAAGCGCTCGCGCAGATCGATCAGGAACAGGAAGCGGCCCGGCGCCGCCAGCAGACCGGGCAGATGTCGGCTGTAGAGCTGTTGGAACAGGAAATCCAGTTCGAGACACGCCGTACCGCCATTCGGCGCGACGCGCTGCAGCAGCAGCTCGGCGGGCTCGACCCGACCCGCGACACCGTGAAGGTCGCGCAGACCAACGCGCAGATCCAGGCCCTGGAGGTGCAACACAATACCCGCGTCAGCCAAATCCGGGGTTCGATCACCCGCGAGCAGTACCGCCAAAGTGCAGACATCCAGATGACGCAGTTGCGCTCATGGGAGGAGCAGGAGCTGTCCAAGGTCGGCATTCTCGAAGAGGAAGCGCGACGCAGCCAGTCGCTCGGCCAGATCACCAAGACCGCGCTGCTGCAGCAAGAAGAGGCATTCGAGCAGCGCAAGCAAGCCATTCGCATGCAAGCGCTGTCCAGCCAGATCGATGCGATCGACCCGGCCAACGACCCGGTCAAGTACGCCCAGCTCAAGGCCCAGATCGAGACCCTGGAGGCGCAGCACCAGCAGCGTCTGGCGCAGATCCGCGGCCAGGCGGCAGTCGAGTCGGCCCGCGAGCAGGCACAGGTCTGGGACTCGCTGCAGCAGCACATGTCCGGGTTATGGGATCAGGGGGTCAACGCGATGATGAACGGCACCTTGACCTGGAAAAACGCCCAGAAAGCTATTGGATCCGAGATGGTCATGTGGTTCATGAACTCGGTGATCAAGCCGCGCGTCGGTGCTTGGCTGCTTGGTGAGACTACAAAAACGAGCGCCACAGTTGCTGGTGTCACGGCGCGCGGCACGGCCGAAACAGCCGGGTCAGTGCAGTCGGTGGCGTTGTGGGCCATGACCGCGACCAAAAACATCATGAGCAGCGCCTGGGAAGCCATGGCTGGCGCGTGGAAGGCCATGATCGGCGTGCCTTACATCGGCCCGGTCCTGGCCGTCGGCGCTGCGGCTGCAGCGTTTGCCGGGGTATCTGCACTCGCCAGCAAAGTCAAATCGGCTCGGGGCGGCTACGACATCCCGTCCGGAACCAACCCGTTGACCCAGCTCCACGAAGAAGAAATGGTGCTGCCTCGGCGGCAAGCCAACACCATCCGTGCGCTCGGCGCCCTGGGGTTCATGGCCATGACCGCGCTGCAACCTGAGCAGCCCGGGCGTCTGCCGCTGCCCGCCATCGATCCGATGGCCGCGATGCATGCGCCGGCCACCGCCTCGGCGGCACAGCCAGGCGGCTTTGCTCGCGGCGCAGTAGCGGCCATGTCGGCCGCCGGCATGGGCGGCGAGCGCATCAGCGCGCCTGTGACCTACAACGACCACTCCGGCCGGCTGACGGCCGACGACCTGCGCCGCAACGCCAACGTGCTCGGCGACATCTGGGCGCAGCAGGTCAAGAACAACCGGATCAGGGCATGAGCAACGAAGTATTCCCCACGCTGCCGGGCATCAAGTGGGGTATTGAAAAGGAGCCTGAGTTCAGCACCCGCGTCGTGCGCGCCGTCAGTGGTTATGAGGTGCGCCTTGCTGAGCGCGCTTACCCGACCTACCAGATCAAGCTGTCGTTCGAGTTCCTCCGCAGCGCTGCGGCCTATCTTGAGCTCCAGGCCGTCGTGGGGCTGTTCCTGCGGCACCAGGGCCAGTGCGACAGCTTCCTGTTGCTCGACGCCAGCGACTACCAGGCCACCAACCAGAGCTTCGGCACCGGCGACGGGGTGAACAAGATCTTCAGCCTGGTGAGCACCTGGGGCGGCTTCGTCCAGCCAGTGCGCAACATCAAGACCATCGGCAGCATCACCGTCAACGGCACGGCCACCAGCGCCTACACGATCGGCACCACCGGGCTGATCACGTTCACGGCTGCACCTGCGCTCGGCGCCGTGCTGCGCTGGACGGGCGAGTACTACCACCGCTGCCGTTTCGCTGACGACACGCTCTCGCCGCGCCAGTTCATGCAAGACATCTGGGAGCTGAACAAGTGCGACCTGGTCGGCGCGCTCGGCAACCAGATTGGATAACCCCATGAAAACCGCTTCCGTACCCCTGATTGACCACCTTGCCTCGGCGCGCCTGCTACTCACGGCCGACCTGATCGCGATCACGCTTTCAGGTGGCAATACCTACCGCTTCTGCAACCGCGACCTGGTGCTTACCGCTGATGCGCAGACCTGGATCGGCGGCACGCCGTTGTTCCAACGCACTGGCACGCGGCGCACGCTCGGCATCGAAGTGGGGACGCTGACACTGACCGTCACTTACCTGCCCGGCGATCTGCTCGGTACCACATTGTGGTCGAACGTCATGTGCACCGGCCTGCTCGATGGCGCCGAGGTAACGATCCGGCGCGGCTACTGGGCCGATTGGGCGCAGCCGGCCGTTGGCACGCTGCATGTCTTCGACGGCCGCGTGAGCGACATCGAGGGCGGCGCGCCAGAGCTGAAGATCACCCTGCGCAGCGCCACCGAGCTATTCGGCACCAAGGTGCCGCGCAGCCTCTACCAGGCCGGCTGCCGCAACACGCTCTACGACACCTTGACCTGCAAGGCGCTCAAGACCGAGATCAGCTGCAACGCTGCGGCCGGCGCCACCCGCGTACGCATTGGCACCGCGCTGACGCAGGCCGATGGCTGGTTCACGGGCGGCATCATCCGTGGCGTGACCGGCGCCAACGCGGGTGTCATCCGGGGCGTCAAGCAGCACATCCTGACCGGTGGCGCTGTGATCGTTGCCGAGCCCTGGCCGGTCGCTCCCGCCAGTGGTGACGGCTTCCTTGTCGCTGCTGGCTGTGACCACACGCGCGCCACCTGTGCGGCGAAGTTCAACAACGCCGTTAACTTTCGCGGCGAGCCTTACACGCCGTCGCCCGAGACGACGCTCTGAGCATGGGCGTCCCCGACATCCGCACTGCGGTCTGTGCAGAGGCCTGGTGCTGGCTCGGTACGCCCTGGCACCACCGGGCCAGGGTGCGTGGTGCTGGGGTGGACTGTGCTCAGCTACTGCTGGCGGTCTATGAAGCGGTCGGGCTGCTCCAGCCGGGGCAGGTCGATCCGGGCGACTATCCGATGGACTGGCACCTGCATCGCGACGACGAGCGCTTTCTGCGCGGCGTGCTGAGCGTTGGCAGGCCAGTGGCCGAGCCGTTGCCGGGTGATGCCGCCCTGTTCAAGTTCGGCCGTGTTGCATCGCACGCGGCCATCGTGCTGGAGCCCAGTGTGGTTCTGCATGCCTACGCCCCTGACGGGGCTGTTGTCATCTCTGACCTGCGCACCTCAGCCTACCTGGCCGAGCGCCTGGTCGGCTACTACTCACTGATCACCCCATGAGCGGATTCGCAGGACGCAACAACCAAGCCGATACCGGGCAGACCAAGCTCATCGGCATGAAGGTGCAGACGACGGTGCTCGGCCGCTGCATTCCCTGGGTGTTCGGCACCAACCGGGTGGCGCCCAACGTCATCCAGTGGGACGACTTCCAGGCGATCGAGAAAAAGCAGAAGCAGGGTGGCAAAGGCGGTGGTGGCGAATCGACCAGCTATGAATACAAGGCCGCTGTGATCCTGGCGATCTGCCGTGGCCCGATCGGCGGTGTCGGCACCATCTGGGCCGACAAGAAAAAGTACACCACGACCTCGCTCGGACTCGACCTCTACACCGGGACCGACGTTCAAACCGCACATCCACACTGGGCCACCAACCACGCTGCCACGGCGCTGCCGTACCGGGGGCTGGCGTATGCCGCCAAGGCGTCGATGGATCTCGGCTCGGGCGGCAGCGTCGATCGCCACACCTTCGAGATCAAGTCGGCCACCCGCATCAGCGACACCATCCCGGATGCACGGATCGAAAACATCATCACCGCGCTGTTGACTGACAAAGTCGATGGCGTCGGCATGCCGGCTGCCAAGCTGGGTGACTTGACCCAGATGGCCAACTTCTGCGCCGCGAACAGCATCTTCGCGAGTCCGACCTACGATGACCAGAAAGCCGCCAAGGACGCGCTGGTGCGCCTGGCTGAAATTGCGCAGTGCGGCATGTTCTGGAGCGACGGCGCGCTGAAGTTTGTGCCGTATTCCGACACGGCCGCCACCGGGAACGGCGCGACCTACACGCCTGCCGTGGCTTCGATCCCCGAGCTGACTGCTGATGACCTGCTGCCCGACGGCGATGGCCCGCCCATCAAGATCAAGCGCAAGGGCGCCGCCGACGCGAAGAACCACTTCCAGATCAAGTACAGCGACCGGGGCAACGAATACAACGCCGCCACGATCGAAAGCAAGGATCTGGGCAGCATCGAACGCTTCGGGCTGCTGTCGGCCGAGCCAGACGAGTTTGCCGAGATCTGCGTCGGCCATGTCGCGCAGAAGCTGGCCGACTTCCGGCGCGACCGCGCGGGCGCCGTGCGTACTACCTACGAATTCCGGCTCTCGCTGCGCTGGGACCGCCTGGAGCCGATGGACATCGTTGCGCTGACCTATGCCCCGGACGGCATGTCCCAGGTCACCGTGCGCATCACCTCGATCGAGGAGGGTGATGAAGGCGATCTGCGTGTCGAGGCCGAAGACTGCCCGATCGGCTCGCAGCAGGTGGTGCAGATCACGCCGCAGTCGCCTGCCGGCGGCGGGGTGGACTACAACCAATCGCCCGGCAACGTCGCCGCGCCCGTCATGTTCGAACCGCCCTTGAGCTTGACCGGCGGTGCGCCTGAGGTGTGGATTGCCACCTCGGGCGGCCCGCTGTGGGGTGGTGCCGAGATGCATGTCAGCACTGACGGCAGCACCTACCAGCGCGTCGCCGAGGTCACCGCCAAGGCCCGCCACGGCGCCCTGACTGCCACGTTGCCGGTGGGTGGTGTCATTGACACCGTCAATACCCTTGCCGTGTCGCTCGGTGTCTCGGGCGGTGTGCTGCTGGCCGGCACCACGCAGGACGCCACTGACCTCAGCACCCTGTGCTACGCAGGCGGCGAGCTGCTGGCCTACCGTGACGCCACGCTGACCGGGGTGAACACCTACAACCTGCAGTACCTGGTGCGCGGTGCGCACGGCACCGACATTGCGGCGCATGCGGCCGGGTCGCTGTTCACACGGCTTGACGATGCAGTGCTGCGCTACCCGTACGACAAGCAGTGGGTCGGGCGCACCATCTACATCAAGTTCACCGCGCGCAACATCTTCGGGGCGGGGCAGCAGTCGCTGGCCGATGTGCAGGCCTACACCTACCTGATCACCGGCGCGCCGCTGGCCGGCGTGCAGAACCTTGCACTGCTCAAGCCCTGGGTCGGCGGCGAAGCGCAGATCAAATGGGATCTGGTCGATGGCGCCACCAGCTACGACGTCGAGGCGCTGGCCGGTGCACCGCTGGCTACGGTACGCAGCGTCAGCAACGTGACCTCGGGCCAGTGGACCTACTCGGCCGATGACGCACGCGCCGACGGCGGCCCCTGGCGCTCGATCGCCCTGCGCGTGCGCCCAGTGGCCGTGACCGGCCGCAAAGGGCCCTGGACCCAGATCACCGCCAGCAATCCGCAGATCAGTGCGCTCGCCGGGCTCAGCATCACGCCGATGGCAAAGCAGGCAGCGTTTCAGTGCACCCAGCCTGCCGATCTGGACTTCGCGGGCATCCAGGTCTGGGTATCCACGACCTCGCCGGTGGCCACCACGGCTGCCAACCTGGTGTACGACGGGCCTGACGTTTTCACCACCATCAACAAGCTCGCCAACGGTACCGCGCTGGCTGCTGGGACGACGTACTACCTCAAGGCGGCCGGCTATGACGCCTTCGGCAAGGACAGTCTGGCCTACAGCAGCGAGCTGACGTTCACGGTGGCCGGCATGGTGCCGGACGTCGGGTCAGTGATCGCGACGATGCTGGCCGACGGCGCGGTGACCACAGCCAAGTTTGCCGCCGGCCTTGAGCCGGTCAGCATCAGCACGGCGCCAAGCCTGCCGACTACAAAGATGACCGAGGCGCTGACCTGGCAGGGCAAGCTGTATCGCTGGAGTGGCACCGCGTATGTGGCCAGCGTATCAGCGGCCGATTTGACTGGGCAGGTAGTTGAAACCCAAATCACAGACAATTCAATCACTGCGCCAAAGATAGCGGCTGGTTCTGTTGTTGCGGGTAAAATTGCTGCTGGGTCAATAACCGCGTCTGAATTGGCAGCAAATTCGGTTACCGCTGGTAAGATTTCTGCTGGTGCAGTCAGTGCGACTGAGATATCGGCAGGTGCTATACGCACTGACAAGTTGTATGTTACAGGCAATGGATCCGAGTTAAACGCAGATCCAAATTGCTCCGACTTGTCGGCGTGGGTTGGTGCTGGCATATCCGTGGCGAATGGTATTTCTGATCTTGATATGGGCGGCGCGACTGCAGTGCAGTCTGTATCGTCTGTGCGTGTTGACGTGTTATCTGCTGATTACATCCCAATTGATTCAACACTTAATTATTTTGTTGAATCTGTAATAAGACAGGTGGGCGCCACTGCTGCAACTATTTTTCTGGGTGTCGCGTGGTATGACTCAAATAAGTTACTGCTTAATGCAAATAGTGCGCAGCCGTCTGGCGCGGGTTATCCGACTGGGTGGCCAAGTAACGGAAATTATAGCTATTTCATAGCTAATATTATTGCTCCTACTATATGGACAAAATACAGCCTATCGTTTGGGCATGATGAAACTGCAAAGATACCTAGCAATGCTAGATATATGCGGCTGGCATCTGCGTTAAATGTTAGCTATGCTGCTAATGCCACTATACAAATTGGGCGATTTGGGCTACTGAGAAAAGCTGCATCAGATCTGATTGTCGATGGTGCAATCATCTCCAGCAAGATTTTGGCGGGCGCAGTTACGACAGATAAGGTGTCAGCCAATGCCATCACTGCAGATAAGATCATCGCCAGTGCAATCACAACAGACAAAATAGCAGCAGGTGCCGTGACGGCGGCTCATATCAGCTCGGGCCTGCCGGGCGGAAATCTGATCCCGAACAGTGCTTTTGCGGCGACTTACCTGGATGCAGGCGGGTTGCTGCAAGCCGACGGGCACATATTCTCAACGGCCGCCGTCATCCCGGTTGGGGTGTTGACATCCGGCTTGAACCTGGCAGGCGCCGCTTGGCAACTGACCGGTGTTAACACGCTGTCGCTGCGACAGACCGGTGTTGATGGGGCGGGCAATGGTGCCGCATATGCCGACATGGCTGGGCCGACGTGGCCTGTGGTGGGCGGCCAGCCGTATGAGTTCAGCTTTTACTCTGGCGCGCTGCGCTGCAGTGTCACCGGCTACGTGACCTGGCGCGATGCGGCTGGGGCCGTAATCACCTCTACAGCGCTGCCCACCAACGCCAATGAAACCGGCGGTGGCCAGGCGCTCAGCGGGTACAAGCGCCTGTTCGCCGTCGCCGCAGCGCCGTCTGGCGCGGTCACGGCACAGCTCACCTATCGCAAGCTCGCGACGCTGGCGGGGCAGGCTGATTCTTGGATGTTCGCGGTGTGCCCGATGGGTGCGCCTGCGCTGTCGACGGCCCAGTCGGCCCCCTCGCCATGGGTGCCGACCGGCATCGGCACGCAGATCAGCGGCGGCATCATCAAGACCAACACGCTCACGGCGGACAAGATCAGCGTGACGCAGCTCTCGGCCATCTCGGCCAACCTGGGTGACATCACAGCCGGCACACTCAACATCAACAACCGCTTCGTGGTCGCATCAGACGGCACCACCACGATCCGCAGCAGCACCACCGGCCAGCGCATGGAGCTGGACAACTCACAGGTGCGCGTTTACGACAGCGCGGGCGTGATGCGCGTGCGCCTGGGGATCTGGTGATGGCGGCCGGTCTGGAGTGCTACGACGCGCAGGGGCGGCTGATGTTCCTGGCGACTGATCGGCTCGCCTTTGTGCTTGGGTATGTCGCGACAGGGGGCGCTTCTGGCTCTGCTATCAGTGATGCGCTACTCAACAATCAATCGTTCTTTGCCTTCTTTCCTGATTACAACTCATCGAACACTAATTTCCCGGTGATCGGTATTTCTGGTTCAACCATTACATGGAGCTATTCAAATGCGAGTCCTGGTGTTCCTGGCTATATTATTTTCGGCACTTATTAGTGGGTGCGGTGGCGGTGGCGGTGGTGGTATTGCATCAGATGGAGTGAATGCCTCACAGCAGCAAATAGAGGGTTACGAAAACATGCCAGCAGGTTTGCAAGTCATCGGTGATCATGGGTATCTGCAGATTGATGGATCATCCGTCAATCTTGGATTGAGAGACAAGGGAACAGCCACGTTCACGACCTCAGTTGACTTGCTGGTCACAGATGTCGATACGCCACTGATATGCCTGCGGTCTGACGTGACCGTCATGGTGCAAGGGGCTACCCGGTCCGGCACGACCATCACGTACCGCCTGGCTGTAGGAAGTGGCGTCTCTGCGACTGTGGGTTGGTATGTATTCGACAAGATGCGGCTGACGGCTACATCTGGCGCTGGGCTGCAGGTTTATAACGATGCCGGTGTGCTGACATTTGACAGCACGAACTACCCGATTCGCATCGTAGGCATTGCTGATAACAATCCTGGCCCGGCCTCAATCGTTGTGTCTGCAGGTTTGTATGCGGCATGCCTTTCGATGTCCAGGATAAATAGAGTGGTGTCTGGCGGCCTTATTGATCCAATTTTTGGGGAAGGTGTCAGAACATCAGCGACTGGTGCTGATGTTGGTAGCTTGGTATTCAAGACGCTGCCCGCTGGCATCGGCCCAATTGGTCCATGGCAGCCTAATGCTGGAAAGTTATTCCTGGTCGATGTGACCAATCTTTAACCGAAGGATAAATGATCATGGCAATGCAGATCGATCTTGAAGACCCTGCCACTGGCGCGAAAATCACTTACCACCGCATCACATCTATAACGATCGATCTGATCTCACAGATTTGTGTTGTCATCGTGCGTGGGTATGTCAGCGAGGCCATGCACCGGGCTGGGCGCTCGCACCTATCGATCGACCAGGTGCAGGTATCGGGTACGCCGCCTGACGGGGCGGATGCGCTGGCTTGGGCCTACATGCAGCTTTGCGCCGAGTCTGGCCCTACGGCAACGCCATCGCGTTGGGCTGGTGCGGTGGTGGTGTGATGGACCTCGATCTACAAACGCTGGCTCGCAGCGCCCCGGGAGCCGGCCTGGTGGGTGCGCTGATCAGCCTGCGATTCGCACCCGGGCTCACCTGGGCCGAGCGGGCGGTCAATGTGGTCTCGGGCACGGCCATCGCCAGCTACGTCGGCCCGAGCGCGGCCGATGTGCTGATGCTGCACAGCGACAACGCCAAGATGGGGGTGGCGTTCATGCTGGGGTTCCTCGGTATCTCGCTGGCCGGCTCGGTTTTGCAGGCTGTGCGGGAAATCAAGCTGGCCGAGATCCTCGGCGGCTGGCTGCGCAAGGGGAGCTGACCATGGATTACGTTGTCGCCTTCATCGCGCTGTGCGTGGTCGTACTGATGTGTGCAGTGGCCTGGATCGTGGTGACGCCGCACATCCACGAAGGGCTTGTCATCAAGTGCGGCTTGATCATGCTTGCGCTGGGGTTGTTCGGCCTGGCTGTGCAGATCCCGCTGCTGCAGCCCTTACCTGGTGTCGCTGCGCTGCTGCGCGCCATGGCGATCTGCTGCGCCGGCCTGCTCGCGACCGTGACCGGCCTAGCCTGGCGGATCTACCGGCAACCGCAGGCGCGCGATGCCGTCCGCGTCATGTCTGGGTGGACGCCGCTGGATGGTGCTGCGGAGTAGCTAGATCGATCCCCGTGAGCATCTCGCCGGTAGTGCGGTCGATGCGCAGCCAGCGCGGCGCGCCGCCCTTGGCTTGTAGCACCAGGTCAATCGGCCCTTGGCGCTGGGCATCGCGCCCGGCGTGATAGACGATGATCGCTGCAAACGTCTGGGCAATCATCTGTCGCACTTGTACCCGGGCGTCGTAGTCCTGGGCAGCGACAGCCTCGCGCAGGGCTGCCCAGCGTTGCGCTTGGTCGTGCGTGAGAGCCTGACCGGTCACGCCAGCCAGTTCACGTTCAGCGGTTTCAAGTCGCGCCTGCTCGGCTGTAATCTCTCGCTCCAGGTCGCGTGCTCGGCGCAGGAACGCCAGTGGTGCTGCCTCGTTATCGCTGGTCAGCGCGTCGGTGATGCGATCCAGTTGCCGTTGCAGTTCGGCAATGCGCAGGCGCGCCTGCGCGATCTGTGCGCGTGGTGCAGAACTGCGGTCAGCGTCGCCGCGCAGCGCGTCGAGCCGCATCTGATCCGAGCAGTAGGTCAGCAGCGCATGCTCGATGGGCGCGACTGAGCATGACCCTGACACTGTGCATGGATGGCCGATCGCCTTGCCGCAGCACAGCAGGCGCCGGTAGCTGTCTCGGATGCGTCCGTCCGGCAGGCGGGGCTTCGTTTCGAGGTTCTGCCCGACCATGGCCTGGCCACAGTATCCGCAGCGCGCGATGCCGATGCCGGTGACGATGTGCGGCAGCGTTCCTTTCACGCGCCGGCGACCACGATCGTCGGCAAGCAACTGCAGCTCGTCCCACTCGGCCGGCGTGAGCAGTGCCGGGTAGTACCCGGGCAGACGGTAGGTCTCGCCGCCGACATCAATCTCTTTCTCGCCGCGCAGCCAGCGCGCGCGGACCAGCTTGTAGATGTGGCTGGCTGTCATCGTGCGGCCGGTGGTTGACAGGCCGGCAGCGGCCAGCCGCTGCACGATCCGCCCCGCGCCGTGGCCGGATCGGAACAAATCGAGCGCGGCCCGAACAGCCTCGGCGCGCGCATCGTCCACGATCCACACTGCGCCATCCCATCGCAGCCATGCGGGATCTTTGCCGTTGCGGATCACGCCGCGCCAGGTTCCGGCCAGCCACTGCTCGCACTGCTGGCGGATCGCTGCGGTAACGCGCTTGCTCTTGGTATCCGATTCTTCGTGGGCGCGAATCATCACGAGTAGGCTGTAGACCAGATCCATCGGCGTCGCCTTGAGCCCCTCACGGGTGTACTCCTTGCCGTCGCTTGCCGTCACCACAGTGATACCAGCATTGATGATCTGTGCCAGTTGGGCCTGGGCCTGGATAGGCTCGGCGCGGCTCAGGCGGTCCAGACCTTCGACGATCAGCACCGAGCCGGGCACAATGCGGCCCTCGCCGACCGCTGCTAGGAACAGCCCCAACGCCCCAGACTTGATGTGCTGCTGGTGGTAGGCCGACAATCCCTCGTCCCGCATCGATAGCGCTGCGTCGAGCTGCATGCCGCGTTCAGCCGCCCAACGTGCGGCGTACTGCAACTGCCGCTCGGCGCTGTGCCCGGCACTCTGGCGGGGGTCCGAAAACCTCAAGTAGCTATAGACCGATGGACTCACCTCGCACCCCAGCATCAACGACCATGAAGCCGCCTAGTATAGGTATGGTGTCGCTCGGTTGCCCCTGATAGAGTCTATCTATACCGCGCCGACAAGAAAAAAGCCGCCCGAAGGCGGCGGTGTAGTGGTGATGTGATCCAGGGGGTGCAGTGCCGGCTAATCCGTCTTTCACGCCGCACTGCGCAGCGCCGTCTTTCCTGCCGCCACCTGGTCAGCCGAGTTCATCACCTTGATCCAGCCGCGCGCAGCCCAGAAGTTGTGCAGAACGCCGACTACGACGGCTGCGCACTCATCAGCCACATCCTGGCTGTCGTTGACCACCTGGCCGGACTCGTCGAGGATGGCCAGCCTACCCGGCCTGCCGTTGATGCTGATGCTGAGCGGGGCGTGCGACACCCCGCTGATCGTGATGCCGGCCTGCGCCAGGCTGCTGGCGGTGTCTGTGGTTCGAGTGATCATGATGCGCCTCCTGCCCACCCCATGCGCTGCACGATCTGCCGCGCATGCCAAGCCAGATCAGCCGGCGCCGCGACTTCGACCGCTGTTCGGGTGAGCGCGTCAAGCTCGTGCGACGCGACCCTGAGTGCCGGCGTCAAGTCGGCATCTGCCGGCAGCATCAGCTGCGCCTTGGCAAGCGCCTGCTGGCCCATGAGCACGGCGTCGGCCAAATCGGCGCGCCAGCGGCCACCATTGCGCAGCATATGTTGGCAACTCTCGACCGTGGCATCGATCGCGTCCCAGATGCGGCCGTGACGGACGCCAATGCCCGCCAGGCCGATCTGCATCACCCTGGCGACCTTGAACAAGAATTGCAGCTCATCGGCGCACGGCGTGCCGTCGGGCATGCTGGCGATCAGGCACATGCTGCTCATGAGCACGGCGCGGGTGTCGCGCATGGCGCGGGCCTTGTCGTTGAGTGGGCGGCGCGGGGTCATGCATGCACCTTGAAATCGCTGATCGAACGGCCGTTGTCCATCTCCCGCTTGAACCAAGCGGGCTGGAGGCCCTTACCGGACCAGGTCTCACCGGTGGTCGGGTGCCGGTACTTGACCGAGCGCTTGAGCGGTCGAGCGCGCGGGGCCGACTCATTCACATCCTGGTCATCGTCGGCCGTCAGGCCGGCGTCGTTGGTCTGGATTGATCCCCCCCCGCTCAGGCGCAGGTGGATGAGTGGCAGCACGGTGTACATGTCGTCGGTCCACAGATCGATCATGTCGATGGCGCAGGCTAGCGCGACGCGGCCGAGTTCGTCGGCCGATCGGCCCCTGAGGTGCGCAAGCGTGTCGGCTCTCGATTCAAAGACCGAGTGCGTCGGGATCCCGATCGCCCGACGCGTTTGCTCGGTCGCCAGCTCTACCAAAGCCGCGCAAATCCACACGAGGTCGGTGTATTCCCGCTGACCACGGTCACGCAGGACACGCATCACCAGGTCATTGACCTCGGTGGTGACCGTGCGCTGATCACCCGGCACGTCACCCACGGCCGGCAGGCCGTGTTCACCCCCTGTTCTGTCCCCTTCCCCCCGCGTGAGCGGGCTGGGTTCCTCGTGGCTCTTGTCCCTCGGCGTTGCCATCGTCGTTTCTTCGGCTTCGTCATCCCCTCCCCCCTCGGGTGAAGGATTCGAGGCCTCAGGGCGGGTGCGAGCCAGGGAGAGGCGCGAGATTTCGGTCGCTTCGGCGTTCAATATGAACTTTATTGCATCTCCGGTGTTGTCCTGAGCAGCCCGGCGCATTTTCAGGACGTGCGGATGTGCGGGGCTGAGCAGGTCGATGGTGCTTAGCAGCGGTCCGGTCATCGTGATGCGCTCTGAGAGTGTCGGCAGGATGTCGGTCACTATCCAGCCATCGGCGGCCAGGTTGTCCAGCATGCGGCGGCCGTGGGCGTGGCGCTTCGCGGCGTAGCAGTCGGGCGATGTGCAGACGTCTGTACTGCTGTCGAGGCTCTTGTCGTTGATGCTGCGGTGCTGGCAGTTGTGGCAGTCACCGGCCGACTCGACCAGCGTTGCGTCGAGCAGATCCCATTTTGCGTTGCGCAGATCAGTCTGGTATTTGCCGGAAATGATGAGCTTGGCCTCGCGGTAGCTTTTGCCCTGCACCGCGTCGGCCGCCTGCATCTGCAGGCTCGGGCTGGGGATGCGAGCCACCAGCAGCGCGGTTTCTGCATCAAGTGTGCCGGCCAAGCACAGGCGGCGCATCGGTTCGCTCAGGCCGGTGGCCAGCTTGAGGCGGCTGTAGATGTGCGTGCGCGGCTTGCCGGTAGTAGCGATCAAGTCGCTGATGTTCATGCCGTGCTGGTCGATCAACGACCGGTAGGCGTCGCCCTCCTCGATCGGGTGGATTCCATCCCGCTCCAGGTTCTCGTGGATCTGCGCTTCGCTGGCCTGCTGGTCGGTCATGGCGCGGACGATGCAGGCGATTGTCTCCAGACCGAGCCGATGCACGGCTTGGTACCGGCGCTGGCCGAACACGATTTCGTAGCTGGGGCGGCCGTCGGCCTGCTCGCCCTGCTGGTGGTTGATGTCCTCCTGCACGATCGGGCGCACCGTGATCGGCTGCAGCAGGCCCTGTGATGCAATGCTCTGCACGAGCTCGTCGAGCGATGCGGGCGAGCAGGCTCGTCGCGGATTCGTCGGGCTCTGCGTGAGCTGCGACAGCGGCAGGTGTGTGATGTGATCCATGCGGGATCTCCTGGTGGTGAACTTGGGTAGGAATGGCGAGGGCCTCGGACCACAGCAAGGCGGCCAGCAGCTCGACCACCACGGCGGACAGCACCGACACCAGCGTGAGCACGCTGGCGGCGGGCAGGCCGGTGAAAGCGGCGATCTGGGCCGACACGGGGTCGATGGCGGCTTCGGCACGCCGGGTGTCGAGCTGGCCGGCGGCGGTAGTGAGCTGCTCGCGCAGTGTTTGGGCGCGCTGGGCCTCAGTCAGCTCGGTCTGCAGCGCCTGGCCGCGCTGCTGGGCTTGCTGCGCGGCCAGCTTCGGCGCGCCGCACTTGCCAGGCGTCTTGGCCTCGCAGCGCGCCAGGGCCAGCTCAGCGGCGGCTTGGCGGTTGCGGGCGCTGGCGACCTCGGCGGCGATGGCCGCGAGCGGCCGGGCGGTGATGCCGGCCAGTTGCTCGCGCAGCGCCTGGTGGCGGGTGTCGGGGTGCACTGCCTCAGCCCGGGCGCGGCCGGCCCGCGCAGCGGACGCGCTGAAGAACGTGGCGTGGCCGTAGACGGTGAGTGCCACACACACGCACCACAACACCCAGCTGTCAGCGCGACGGCTGACAGACGGGAGTAGGTGGGCACCGAGCGTGACCGCCACAGCGACAGCGACGATCAGCGTTCGATCGGTCAGTGTGGCGCCACGCTCCACTGCAGCGGCAGCGGCCATGCCGACGCCAATGAGTGAGGCGAGCGCCGCAGCGCCGAGGGTGAGGCGGGTGCGCAGCATTACGCGATCCGCTGCACGATGGTGTGATCACCCCGAAGCCGGGCTTGCAGCTTGTTCTGAGGGTGGTGCTTGTTCCAGGTGTGGATCGCTTTCTGGATCGATCTGCCGATTCCACGTGGGAACCGTTGGGTCGGGTGGCCTTGTCCAGTGATCGGCAGGGCAGACACTGCCTGCAGTTGCTTCGTCCATTTTCCGCTGGCAGCTTTCGTGGTGTTCTCGACCAGCGGCTCGTAAGTGATGTCGGTCACCGTGGCGGTTGACTCAAGCGGCTTGGCTCGCATCTGCTCAAGCGCCTGGCGTGATGCTGCTGTCCATTCCGTGGATGTCGCGTCGTCGATGGATCGGCGTGCGATCGGCGTGGCCGGCTCTACTGCGGGAGCGGCTGCTGGTGCAGTTGCTGCATGACCTTGCGTGAGTTTTGGACCGGCGCAATAGACACTGGTGATTTTGTTGCCGATGTTTTTCTTGCGGATTGCCAGCAAGCCATGTTCAACGGGCAACTTGAGTTGCGACTGAACGCTCGTCTGGATGGCATCGAACTTTGTGACGATGTCCAGTGGCTCCAGCTCTTCATCAGGCTGCTGGGTAAAAAATGCGCAGACGCGCGCCGGCAGGCTGCCGGGCTGGGGGGTGTAGGTGCGCTTGTTCACGGGGCTCTCGGTGGTGTGGAGGTGGGCGGGCAGGAGGCCGGCGCGGCTGCGGCGTAGGTGGTGTGGGTGGCGCGTGGCTCGGGCGCCAGCAGCACGCCCATGGCGCAGGCGAAAACCAGCACCACAGCGGCCAGGAAGTGCCGGCCCGTGAAGAGCTGCAGCACCTGCATCAGTGGTGGGTCAAGCAGTTCTGCGGGGCGTGCATAGGGGCTGATGGGCTCGGCTTGCACGGTGACGCCGCAGCGCATGGCGCCGGCCGTCATCACCAGCAAGCTGACGCTGTCGGCTTCGGAGTCGATGTGCATGTAGAACGTCTTGCGTTCTCCGTCGGGATAGGCGAGCGTGAGCCGGTAGTGCCCAGCCATGGGAGTGATTGAGGAAGACATGTCAGTGCAGCAGTGCCGGGATGGTGGGCGGGCCGTTGTCGACATCGGCGGTGGCCTGGCTGCTGTCGCTGTCTGGGGTCAGCACGGTGCGGCGTGCTGTGCGCAGGTCGATCAGCGACAGGTGCAGCCAACCCGGCCAGACGGCGCATGCCATGCGTGTGATGGTCTCGGCACGGTCACAGCGCAAGATGAACTTCACTGGCGTGCCGTGTGCTGTGATGAGCCTGACGAGCAATGTGCGCTCGGTATCGATGCGCTCGTCGCGGCGCGCCAGGATCATGAAGTGCTCCGGATTCATGGAGCACCCACGTCGTCGATGGCCGAGCCGTTCACGAGTTCGTGCTGCGGGTCGGCAGTTTCGAGCGGTCCGTCATCAGGGGCGGACAGACTGGCAACGGCTGCGTCTATCGTGTCGAGCGCGGACTGCAAATTACCGCGTAGCGTGCGCAATTCAGTGCGGTTGGTGCGATCGGCACCGTCGAGGGCCCAATCGATGATGTTCGCGACCAGCGCGGCGCGGTCCGATGCCAGATCGTCGATCTCGGCCTCCAGCCTGTCGATCCGAGCGAGCAGCGGCTCGGCTGTGGCTCGCTGCACTTGTTTGATCAAGCGGTCCAGCGACGCCTTGATCTCTGCCGCTTCGTCCGGCGACAACCGTTCAAGGTCTACCCCCGCCACGTTCTCCAGTCCCATCTCAACCCCTTGCGCGCCACCGCCATCGGTGATGGCTGGCGTGGTGCGATGGGGTAAATTATCACGATCGTGATTTGCGATGTCAACACAATCGTGATTGAATGCCATCACGCCCAGCGACTGGGCGTAAAAAAGCCCGCACGGGGCGGGCTGGGTACGGTTGGCTTGGGGTTATTTCTGCTTGATCGGCAGGAAGTAGCCCTTGATGCACGCATGCGATCTGACGGCGATCTGGATGTGGCTGCGCGCCGTGAAGCCGGCCTGTGGGTACAGCTCGCCACCCTCGGGGAACGCCGCGCGGACGCTGTCGTAAGCGGGCAAGCCGCGCTCGGTGCGGATTGAGTGCATCAGCTCGATGACCGCGCGGTCGCGGTACCTGCCGAGCCGGTCGGCGGTGTTGCCCTTGTTCTCAGGCAGTTCACCGTCGGCGAGCTGCAACACGTCCCATGCATCGCGCAGATCGTCGAGGGCGGAGCTGTCCATCAGGTTGCAGCAGTGCCCGAGGTCGATGACGGCGCCCAGCACGCCAGGTGTCTTTACCCGGCGCGGGTTGCTGCTCGGGCGTTTAGCCATGGCTTCGGCCCATTCCATGGCCCGATGCGGGCTGCCTTCCCAGAAGTAGATGCCACTGCCTAGCCAGTCGTAAGGTTTGGTGCTGGGCTCAAGCATCTCTTCGCCAGAGGCGACCCGACGCGCCAAGTCGGCATCGCAGCCATGGAAACCGAGAACGAACGAGGGCTGTGTCTTGTAGAGATCCCACATGGGCGGGCCGCAGGATCAATTGCCGCCAAAGGCCTTGGTCAGCTTGCCATACTCGTCCACGATGCCGGCCTTGCGCAGCAGCTCCTGGCCATAAGCAGGATCGGCCTTGATGCGCGCCTTCATGGCATCCATGGCGGGTTTCACCTCAGGATCGGTCAGGCGCTGGATGCGCGAGGTCATGGGCTGATAGAAATCGTCTGGCGGCAGGCTAACACGCACATTTTTCTTGATGACCATCGACATGGCGGCTCCTGGTTGATGTGCTGCATTGCAACATTGAACCGGGTCAATGTAACGCAAGATGTGGTTGCATGATCATGGTGTGTGTACTGATTGGCGCCCGGTGATCGTCAGATCGGTCACACGCAGTGCAGACGCCTGCACTGCCGTCATGCCGCCGTTGTCGGACTATTGGTTGCATGCACACCCTGATGGACTGTTGCATGTGGCGTTGGCGGCAATGCATGAATCCCCGCAGGCCTTGCCTGTCTGGCACACCTTGCAGCAGCCGTCGCCACCGCCACCACCACACCCTTGCAGCACGGATGCTGAAGTCGTGGTGAGCAGCAGGGCGGCAGCTACCATCATCATTGACCGTCTGAAAACTTGCATGGTTGGCTCCTCAAGATAGAGGCGAATCTATGCCGGCGCCGCCGATCGGTCATTCCCCCAAAAGGCGGAGTTGTGTTCTTGCCGCATCACGAGAACAGCCCCCACGCCTGGCTGATGTCGATGATCTGCGCCCCCGCAGTCGCGGGGTTCTCCCCCTTCAGGGTGCCTCGGGTCTGCGGCGGCAGCCGATAGATTCGGGCCCCCGGGCTCATGTCCCGATGCGTTTGCTGGGCGCGGCAGTGAGCAGCGGCAGCACGTCGGCGATGACGTCGTCGCGCATCTCCGGGTGCCCGGCCAGCGGCTGCAGCCCGGACATCACCATGCCCCAGCGGCCGGGCGTCAGGCCGGCCAGGGCGTCGAGCACCACCGGCAACGCCTGTGCCAGTGTCGCGGCTTGCTGGTCTGCATCAAGGGCATGTCGCACTGGAGCTGGCCCGGATGTGGGAAGTGTTGGCATCGGGCCTTTGCCGTTTTTCAGCCATTCGACATTCACGCCCATCGCTGTTGCGATCTCCACGAGGTCGCGGGGCTGTTTGCGAAGTCCTGATTCGACATTGCCGATCGTGCCTTGCGACACACCGGCCTTTTGGGCCAGGTATTCCTGACTCCAACCCAGTGCTTCACGTGCGTATTTCAGTCGGTCTGCGAGTGTGTTCACGCTTGTGATTGAACCTGATAGCGTCAACACGTTGGTGTTGCTTGTGATATCACGATCGTGATAGATTTCGGGCATGGAAAGCCCCGCACTCCGAAAAGCTGTCGATCTAGTCGGAAACATTGCAATTGCCTCCGCATGCAAGGTTTCGTACAGCGCGCCGTTCATGTGGTTGAAGCGAGGAAGAGTCCCATCCGATTACTGCGCCGGCATCGAACGCGCCACCTCTGGCGCCGTGATGCGCTGGGATCTGCGCCCAACAGACTGGTGGGAGATCTGGCCCGAGCTGATGGCGCGGCCGGACGCACCGGTGATATCGGCTGCTGCAGGCCAATCTAAAGCGCTGCGCGCTGAGCAGGAGCGCGCGGCATGAAGCTGATAACTGAACTCTCGACGCATGTTGATGAGGAAGCGGCGGCGCTGTTCAGAAGGCGAGCGGGTCATGCGGATTGCACTGTCAGTGACCTGCTGCGTGACCTGGTTTACCTGCAACTTTATGGCGTGACGTACGGGGAGCATGTAGCCACCCTACGCCGTGCCGCCTTGGCAAGTCGAGCCCCAGATTTAGGCCAAAACATGCCCGAATTTGGTGCAAGCCAATCTCTGAATGACAACAAGGGGCCTATATGTCGTCCGAACACGATTACGTCCACGCATCGCTGATCCGAGCAGCGTTGATCAAAGAACGTGGTCTCACAGAGTCTGTGGGATGCGCAGCGGCACACATGCCATGCACTCACGCTTGTGAGACATGCCGCAAGCTGTTCAAGAAAATCTATGGGTCATCAGCAGCGGCTGAAACGGTGTCTCCTCTCGATGGCAAGGCGCTGGACACGCCCCCATCTTCGCCCCCATCTGGGTCAAACCAGATCGGGGGCTTTTTCTTGGACGATGAGTACGACATCGATCTGAAGCGCCGGACACGGCGCGATCAGCAAGGAGAAATCACGCCAGGCGGAGTGATGCGGCTATGAGCAGCGCCGAGATACATCCGGCTGGCTTCCGAATGGCTCATCGTGAGCTGTCTCCCGAGTGGTCCGCCGCTCGTTGCACGCCTGCCGGGCTGACGCTCGGCGGGCGTCTTTTTTGACGCGAGACACACACGATGGCACGTCCGCGCAGCCCCATCACGGCCGAGGTGCTCTCGGTCTACCGCACGACCGGTGCCGTCTTGACCTGGCGGACGGTGGCGGATGAGCTGGTCATCCGCAACGTGATCGGCACGGCGCCGGCCGAGCTGGAGCTGGTGCGCATTGCTGTGCGGTGCTCGTGCCAGCGCGGCGAGCTGGTGCCGGCCGGCGCGATGCGCGGCGCAGGTCGCACACGCCCGCCCATGGGCTACCGGATTCCCCAGCCCGACGAGATCGGGCCCGCAAGACAGACCGCAGTGGCCGACAGATGCCACGCGGTCGCGCAGATGTTGCTGGCCTGGGGGTGACACCCCAGTGGCCAGCAGCGCAGTGATTCCAAAACAAAACCACGGTGACAGCAGATGAACAACAGGACAGATGGGGGGGGCATCCCCCTTTTTTTGTCGGCGCGTCGGGGTGACGGCCGATGAGCAGAAACAAAGACACACTGGCGGCACTGGACGCTGTGCCGGCAGCGATGCGCGAGCGCTTGCAATGGCTGCTGTGGCGCTACGAACCGCAGCCGGGCAAGCCGAAGCCGCTCAAAGTCCCGTATTACGCAGACGGTGGCCGGCGCGTTGGCAAGCAGGGCAATGAGGCTGACCGGCGCCGCCTGGCGACGTTCGATGCCGCACTGTGGGCTCTGGAGCAGGGCAAATACACCGGGCTCGGGTTTGCCTTCCTGCCAGGTGACGGGCTGGCAGGGATCGACATTGACCACGCGATCGACACCGATACCGGCGAAGTCGGCGCGCTGTGCAGCGAGATCATCGACCTGGTCGGCAGCTACACCGAGCTGAGCCCGAGCGGCACTGGCGTGCACATCATCGTCGAGACGGGTGAGCTGGACTTCAAGACCTTCAAGTCCAACACGGTGGGCGTCGAGGTGTTCCGCAACGCCCAGTACTTCACTGTGACGGGGCGGGCGTGGGGCGAGCCGCGCGACGTGATTCCGCTCACCGATGCTGCGCTGCAGCGGCTGCGTGAGATCGTCAAGGGAACCGAGGCCCCGGCGGTCGCGGTGCCGGCAGCGGGTGTCGGCATCGATCGCACTGCGTCACGCTACTGCCTGACCGCCCTCGATGCCGCAGCGGCTGGCCTGGCCGGCATGACCGAGGGCGGGCGCAACAAGCGTCTGAACGCTGAGGCCTACGCGCTGGCCGGCCTGGTGCACACCGGTGGCATCAGTGAGTCCATGATCCGCGCGGTGCTCGGTGACGCAGCACGGCGCTGCGGCCTCGGCGACCTGGAAACACAACGCACGCTGGACAGCGGCATCAGTTCCGGGCTCACTGCGCCACGGGCCATCCCGGAGCGGCAGCAGCCAGCCGCACGTGCAGGCAGGCCAGCCGTGCGGCGGCCGGAGCCGCCTGCTGAAGCGGCTGGGCATGAGGCCGTCGTCGAGGTCGCGCCAACGACCGAGGGGGCTGACCCACGCCCCGTGCCGCCGGATATCGGTATCGACGCACCCGATGTGGGCGCCGCTGTCGCTCTGGTGCCGGAACCCCCACCAGAGGGGGAGGGCAAGAAGCCAAAGCACAAGGAGCGGCCCGAGGGGTTCTGGGAAGTCGTGGACGACCTGTCGGACCGGTTCACGCTGATCTATGGCACCGAGTCATGCTGGGACGCGCAGACCTCGATGTTGATCAAGGTGCCGCACATGCGGCTCGCCTTCGGAAAGGATCCGGTGAACATGTGGCTGTCGCGGCCGAGCCGGCGGATGATCAACTTGACCGACCTGGTGTTCGAGCCCGGTGTCGAAGTTGGTGAGCACCGGGTCAACATGTTTCACGGGCTGGATCTGGAGCCAGTGCCGTGCATGCCGGCCGACGTCGATCCGATGCTGATGCTGCTGCGCCATCTGTGCGCCCAGTCAGCCGAGCATGCTGATGAGGTGGACGAGATCGTGCACTGGCTGCTGTGCTGGCTGGCCCTGCCGCTGCAGAAGATCGGCACCAAGATGGCAACGGCCGTGATCATGCACGGGCCGCAGGGCTCCGGCAAAAACCTGTTCTTCGATGCTTGGCGCGACTTGTACGGCCACTACGGCAAGACCATCGGCCAGACCGAGATCGAGGACAAGTTCAATGAGTGGATCTCGTGCAAGTTGGCTTTTGTCGCCAACGAGGTGGTGAGCCGGCAAGAGATGTACCACCGCAAGGACTCCCTCAAGATGATTGTGACTGAGGGCAAGGACTTCCCGATCCGGGGTATGCATACGCCGACTCGGTGGGAGCGCAACGCCGCGAACATCGTGTTCCTGAGCAACCAGCGTGTTCCACTGGCTCTGGACGATGGCGACCGGCGGCACACCGTGATTTACACGCCGCTGGCGGCCGATGATGAGCTGTACCGTCAGGTGCTGGCGTTCCTGGCGGCTGGCGGGCTGGCGAAGTGGCTGTACTACCTGCAGCACTACGACGTGGGCGACTTCCACGCCCATACCAAGCCGCCGATGACGCGCGACAAGCAGCGGCTGATTCAGGCGAGCTGGAAGGCCCCAGCCCGGTTTGCGCACGAGTGGATGGAAGGCTATCTGGAGTTGCCGGTGCGGGTGTGCAGCGGCGATCAGCTCTACCGGGCATTCCAGCGCTGGTGCACGCGGTCTGGCGAGCGGTTTCCACCGAACCGGGACACGTTCACCGAGGAGGTGCACCGCTGGGCGGCCGAGACGGTCGAGCGTGATCTGGTAACCGGGCGCAGGGCGCCGCCATGCATCGAATGCAAGCCGGTGCAGCACAAGGACGAGACAGGCAAGCGTCGGAGCATCCGCACATGGATTCCGCAGTCGTGCCAACCGCCAGACGGCACGAGCATGGGCGCATGGGCGTTCGAGTCGGCGGCCTCGTTCCAGTCTGATTTGGACAGGTTCTGCCGTGAGCTGGGCTTCGGAGGGGCAGACGAATGATCCGCTGTTTCATCCCTGTTTCGATAGCGTTTCGCTGTAAGTTGTTGATGTTACTGATGTTTCGGGTGTTTCGGGGGTCTCCTCGTGTGCGTGTGCGTGTGCGTGCAGGTGCGGGCGCGTGTGATTCATCAGCAGATCCCCCAAATGCTTTCTCATGTGTGAGGACTACCCCGAAACACCCGAAACATCAGTGACATCAACAACTTACGTCGAAACAGCGTCGAAACACCCCCGAAACATCACCTCATTTCCTCAAGAAAGAAGAGAAAAATGGAAGAGAAGCAGGTAGATCAGAAAAAGCGCTGGGACTGGCTGCCGGCTCACATGCCGAAGATCGCCCAGTTGATGGCCGAGCGCCGTGAGAAACACGGTGCAGCATGGGCCGCAGAGGGGCCGATTGCGATTGGCACGCTGGTGCTGGCTGACCCAACGATCGCGGGTGTTGCATGAGCGATCACCATGCATGGGTCAAGGAGGCGCTGATTCAATGGTCGGTATGGGCTGATGCGCGGGACAAGGGGGCGCTGGGCTACCCGTCGGTCAACCTGCTGGCTCGATCTGGCGGCCGGAGCGCCTCGACAGACCATATCCCAGTCGGGTTGCAGCAGGCCGAAGCGGTGGACGCAGTGGTAAGCCATCTGCGGCGGCACGACGGCGCACTGTGGTGCGTGCTGATGTGTGCGTACCTCGGTGATCCTCGGGTGCGCCAGCATCGGCGGCGAGTGCTGGGTGCGAGCGACATCGGAAAGGCCCTGTACATGCACCGGGACACGGTGCTGCGCAAGCTGAGGCAGGCTGAAGAGTGGGTCGGTGCCGCGCTGCAGGCGCAAGCTCGGGGTGCAGAAGAACAGCGCCGTGCGTGATCTTCAGATCAGGGGGTTTTTTCCATATCTTTTTTACTCTACATTTCAGGCAAATTCAGATTCGTGTGTCTCCAGCCCGGCCGGCTTTGTCGTCCGGGCTGTTTGCTTTGTGGGGTCACGGTGTTCAGTGCGAAGAGCAGCTTCGATGCGATGTACCGCGAGGCGCAGCAGGTGCCCAAGCAGGCAGCATTCGGATTTGCTGCAGCGCTGACCGAGCAGGCTCGGGCCATCGGTGATGCTCTGCCGGGGCAGATGAGCTCGGCGCTTGATCGCCCAACCGCATTCACGCTGCGCGGTGTGTTCGTCACCCCAGCCCGCAAGGACAACCTGCAGGCAGTGGTCGGCATCAAGGATACGCAGGCTGAGTACCTGCAGTGGCAGGTGGATGGTGGGGTGCGTGCACCGACACGCACAGCACTGAAGCTGCCGGGTGACGTGCAGCTCGATGGCTACGGCAACATCCCGCGCTCGCTGATCAAGCAGTTGGTCGCTCGCGCGCAGGCTGGGCGCCGTGCAACGAAGAGCCAGCAGCGGCGGTTCGGTGTGAGCCGCGAGGTGGATCTGTTCTACGGCGAGCCGGGTGACGGCCGGCCGGCTGGCATCTACAAGCGGGTGCGGGTCAACGGTGACCGTGGGCACCTGGTGCCGGTGGTGGTGTTCCCGAAGACGTCGGCCACCTACCGCCAGCGCTTCGACTTCTGGGGTGTGTGCAACCAGCAGGCGCAGGCTGAGCTGCCGGGTCGGCTCGGTGATGGGCTGGATCGGGCGATGGCCTCGGCGCGGTAAAGGTACTCCCTGGGGGTTCGGCGATCGCGGGTCATTCGCGAG